TGCTATAATAAGGGATAACTGCGTCTGGAGTCATTTGAGTATATGGAATAGAATTCCACTCTGTGGCAGAACCAACTGGTGATGTTTTATACCAAACTTCAATACCTGCTTCTACTGGAAGATTAATAGCAAATTTAACTCTTAAGAAAGTGGAAGCATTTGCTAAATTAATTTTCTTAGTTACATATTTACTAAGAGAAGAAGAATTATCTGGAGCAGTTTCTGCCACAAATCTTTCTCTTTGTTTAATCATTATAGCATTAGTTCCAACTGCTTCAGTGGTAAATGTTAAGCCATCAGTTCTACTAACAGTTGTTGTAACAGTGTAATATTTAATACCTGAAACACCAGCCAAAGTTAACGCAGCGTTTGCAGTTAGAGTGATTGAAGTTTCTGAGTTAACATCAAGGACAGTTCCGATAAATGTCGAACCTTGGAATAATGCAAAACCAATCTTAACACCATTTGTAACAAAGAGAGTTCCTGTCACAGCTGTAGTACTATCAGTAGAACTAAATGTGCCAGTTAACGCAGTTCCACCATCAATAGAACTAGAAGCCACTAAAAATGTACCATTGTTGGCAGCATTTGACGAACCAGAAACAGTGATATACTTACCAACAGTCGCACCAAACATGGCACCATGTCTTGTACTAATTTGTGTTCCGCTGAAAGATACTGCACTAGAACCAAGGAACGAACCACCATAGTTACCAATTAGAACATTATCATCAAGAGTTGCTACATTTAGGTTATCCGATGTTGGGCTGTTAATTTTATTATTAATTGTAATTAAGCTAGTTCTATGTGTATCTAGAATAGGTGATAGTGCTGAATTGGTACTACTAAACTGACAGTTTAAATACAAAGATTTAATATCAGAGTTCCAGCCAGAATTAGCAGGAAGTTCATTAATTTCAGAAGCAACCATTTTTGGCGCAAAGAAATTATTAGTTTCATTGACAAGAATAGATTCATATGTCAAAGTCTCTGGAGTCGCATAAGCAGTCTGAGAACTATTATCTACTGCTTTACCAGTTGTTGCTTTAAAACCAAACTCGATTGGAGTCTCAGAAAAAGACTGAATTTGAATTGATGGTTGAATAGCGTCAAACTGAATATTTCTTGTAGCCTTAACTGTTGATCCACCACCATAACCAGATGATGTTGCAGCGTTGACACCGCTCGCTCCAATAGTAATCACATAGCTATCCAAATCTACATCACTAATAGTATGAGTAACATTAAATTCACCAAAAGGGATACCATTAACATTGACAGTAACTCCACTAATAGTTACCTTTGATCCAGATGGCATGCCATGATTTGTATGCCAAACACGAACCTTGTGATTAGTTACATTAGGTGTCACTCTAGTTTCAAATGGATCATAATCTAAAGTTTGTAGAGGGACAGCATCGTTAATGTATTCTACATTGGATATTATATCAGTTCTAAAGTTTGCACGATAAATCGCAAATTTAATATCCTGAGTTTGATCCGCTGTCCAAGTAGAAGCATTTTGAGATTTAAATAACGAACCAAGATATGGTTGCTCAGAAATAGTTCTACTAGTTCCTACCATTAATTCACCAACCTGAGAAATCCAAACATTATACGAATTACAATCAGAGGCTAGAACCATGCAGTATTCTGTGTTTTCTGCGACATAAACTGGAGATGGGAATGTGAAAGTTGTTGGCTTATCCCATTTTGCAACAGTCACACCATCTAATAAAACTGTATTATAAAACGCTGCATTAATAGTTGCTCCAGCAACTGGCGCATCTACTTGCTCTGGTTTTAAAGTTACACGAGAGAATGGTAATACTCGTTTTCCAGGAACACCATTAACTACTTCACGCAGTTCTAGCATAACTGGAATCTTAAGGTCTCTTGTTGCAAAGAACACATCAACTTTTGACAAGAAGCATCCACCCTTAACATCAATTAAGAATGACTGTGCTAGTGGATCCCACCAACCAGTATCTGCTACAATTCGTTCAGACGATTGCATAATAACTTGGTTTTCACTCAATTGTTCTTCAACTAACTGTGCATTTCTAACAGAGTGTATAGTTGTTTCACGAGTTTCTAAAATACCCTCTGCACGATAATTTGCTCTAGCACGAGATGTGAATTGTCCATCTGCAGTAGTAACATCAACTAATTTTAGTTCACGAGTGCCACAACGGAATCTTATTGATTCTGTATTTGGAATATTAAAGAGTAACTGAATATTACCATTAAAATTACTCACTAAAGTACTACCCTGCGCTTTAGCTGTTAAAGATGTAAATGTGCCAGTCGCTAAAGAATTTGAACCAGTAATAACCTCATTGTTCTGGAATGTTCCTTTGACATTAACAACATATAATGCATAAGCATTTGGAATTGTCTCAGGATCATATTCAGTGCCAACAACAACAGCAGTTGCTAGAGAAGTTGCTCCTGTAATAACATCACCACGATTTAAACATACTTGTGAATCACCAAGAATTCTTCTTGCAGTGGCTGTAGCGTCAGAACCAACATTAACATCAGTGAAGAATGTTGCAGTTCCAGTTGGAGTATAAACAATCTTAGACGCTGGTGTACAATAAGCAGAAATATCTGCACCATCAAAGAATGGATAGAAACGAGTGTTTGGTTTTAATTTTTGAATCTGAATAAGAATATTTCTTGAACGAATGTATGGAAGAGCAGCAGTAGAAAGAACACGATCTCCAATAATTTGTCTATCAATTTTTTGGACTAAAGATGTTTTTACACCAGTTCTTGCTTGTCCAACTTGAGTTGCAGTAGCCTCAACAGTAATCTGACGAGCATTACCCCAACCAACACCACCGAATTTTGCATTAGCTTCTGCTTGTGATAAACGAACATCGCCAAAACCCGAAGCCCATTGCCATCCAAATGTATATTTAATATTACTATTAGTAGAAGCACCAGTCCACTGAGTTTGCCATGCGTTCCATATTGTTCCTAATACGCCAGTTTTTTCAGCAAGATTTTTAATAGTATTGAAATTACCTTCAACATCGATAACTAAATCTGGGCGACGATCAATCTCAAACCAGTCGTCAGATGATGGATTAATTTTAACATCACCAAGGAAAGTAAATACAGCAAAGGGATTAATATTTTCTAAACGAGAAGCGTATGGTTGATCAATTATTTTGACATGTGGATTCAGTGTGTTTAGCGGTAATGTGATAACATCACCATACAATTTGTAACCAGCATTAGTTCTTTGAGAATCAATATTGTTTTTCTCTAATAAATTTATGTTGTTCATTGAATAGAATGGACGCAATTCAGCGTTTTCCATATCAATGGAGCACACATAATCTGGAGATAATGTATCACCAGTAGCATGTCCTACAAACCCATCTACGATAAATCCATTTTTAAATCTAGTATTACCAGTAGAATCTACAATGTTTAAAGATTCTGTTTGTTGTTCTAGTAATGATAGAGACGTGTAATACTCAAGATTGTCAATTCTTTTTTCTAGTTTACCGATATCACGCATGGTGTATCGTTTGTTATCAATTCTATTAATTTGAACATTATTACTATTAGTGCCAAATGTGTATGGTTCTAAAGTTAATGTGTACAGAACTAATCCAAGAGTAGGATCTAGTGGTTCACCAGGATTTAAAGAAGGAACCCCATCAATTGCAAAGAATTCACCAGAGAAGTCTACAGCAATTTTAGTTTTTCTAGAAAGGTAATATGAGTAGTGAGTAACAAAATCAATACCTCTCTTAGGAACTAATGCGTTTGTAGAGCTAAATGTTAATCCACTATCAGCAATAATTGGTCTAAAGTCTACACAGTCTCTTAAAGATATCCCAATAAATGATGGGATATTTGTGTAACTAACTTGATTTGAAACATAAGAATCGACAGTGCAATAGTCACCAGAATCATGTGTAAAGTAATCAAATGTTACTTCAATTGGCGCTTCTGGCGGGGCATAAGAATTCTTAAGAACTAATCTTGCTAGATCGTAGTGAGTAAGTCTTTGTCCATTGTCCCAGTCATAACGATCTGAGATGTCAATAGTGTACCCACCAATTGGAGCAGCGAATGTTCCAGATTTCATTTTAACAGATACCAAACGATATCCATCTGCCTTACCCAATAGTACTTCTGTAGCCTGCGCTTCACCTTGTGTATTAAATGTTACTACAGCTGAAGTAACTAGAGTTTTAGTTTTTCTAGTGACATTTGCTGCAGTTTTGTTGACTGCAGCAATAAGCGTAATGTTATTACTGCTAGTAGGAACACCAGTACCAGTAAAAGATACTGATATACTAGTAGTTCCTGTTCCGCTAATAGCATAACCATTACTAGCTGACGATGGGATAACTGTACCAGTGCTAGAGTTAACAACAATATAGTTATCAGTGTCTGCAGTTGATGCAAATGTTGACCCACTATTAACTGAGAATGATAGAGCAGAACCACTATATGTCGATGAAAATCTTTGGTATACTGTATAGTTAGAAATTGTAGTACCATCTGCAGCTTTTACAGATTTAATTGCAAATTGTGGTAACTGATACACCAATGATGTAGATTCTGGCTCAATGATCGTAGTAGATAATCTATCCGCAGTTTTATCTACGATAGTAATTGAAGAATCTATTTCCATTTGATCTTGTGCTGTAACAGCAACAACTCTTCGTTTAGTTCCACCGAAGGAAACAATGTCACCAACAATAAAATCTGTCTGGAATGTTGTACCAGACCCTTTAATGAAAACACCTGCACCGTCAGTCACATAAGTGTTAGATGTTTTGGAAGTGCCAGCACCACGAGTTATAGTTAATATCGGATTAATATCTGCACTGAAACTTGTACCAGCAGAGCCACCACTAAAGAAGAATGATTTTACTTTGCGATTAAAGTCGTAGGTGCCAGTCATCTTAACATCGAATAATGATAGTTTATAAATGGCTGATGCAGAACCTGGGTTAGAGCCACTGTCCCATTCAATAAAACGAACTCTTGCAGTACCCACTGCAGTTGCTCCACTAGGTATAGTACCACCAGTAACAATTGGTCTATCATACAATGTAATAGAAGAAAAATCTCCGATCGGAGGAGCACCCCAAAGATTAGTAATTGTTACATAGTTACCAACAGTAGTTTGTAATGCTTGAGAAGTTACTTGAACACTTTCTCTGGCTTTATCTACGGGCACATAACTAGTTGAAGGTTTTTCAATTTCAAAACCCTGAACATATGCCTTTCCAGGCTCCAAACCAACTGCCAATTTTTTTTCGTTGAGTAGATTGTTTGTGTTAGACGCATCAGCATTAGACGGTGTAAATACACCACGATTATAGAATGGTGATGGATTCCATTCCCATGTGACACCTGTTCCTGAACCATCAGTGGCAACACCCGATGTATGAACTGGACCAGGAGTTGCTGCTCCATTATTAACAGATTGTGCGTTATCTTTAGCAACATAAGTGTTACCATTATTTGTGACAACATCACCTGTTATGTAATATCTTGCTGCAGCCCATGCGCCACGATTATTGTTTCTATATTCACGAACATCAATTTCAAAATTCTTAACAGTATAATTACCAGACTCATCATATGTACGATGAGCAAATTCCTGTTCTAGAATAGAATATTCTGTTTTGTTTTTACGACGCTGGATGGTACCACCATCAAATCGAATCAACTCAATAAAATCAGTATCTTCTTCACTTTCTAATGATAATTTAGTTAATACAGCGTCGATATAATAACGATGCGCACCTGGAGCAGCATAGTTAAATGAATTTTGTGCATTATCATAAAGTGTTGCGTCGTCTTCAGAAGTGATAATTTCTTCAGTTGTGGTTAAACCAATTCTGAAAGAATAAGTAGATGCATTGCTAAATTTGTCTAGAATAATTGTTTGTTCTGGAACAAGAACAAAGTGTCCTTTAAGATAGTAAACACCTTGCTGAATAGTTGAAATAGATCCAGTTCCAGTAGCGTCAGTTGCTGCAGCTTGAACTATGTATGTACCTGCAGCAACAACAGTTCCTGCAGAATTAGTTCCTGCGAGATTAGTTAAATTATCTGCATTAGAAAATGTTTTAGTGGTGGTGTTATCACCAGAATTTACATAACGAATGTATAATGCTGCGGGATCGGCATCATTAGGTTTGACATAGTAAATAACCTGTGCTTTAACACCAGCTGAGTTTTGAACAATTAAGCCAACAAGGTTTTGAATAGCACCGCTCGCTCCTTGTAATTTAACATATCCAATAGTAGTATCAATAGCAGAATTACCAGGAATGATCATGGCTCCTTCTTTGAATACATGATCACCAAAGCGAGAAATTTGATTTTGCAGAATAGTCTGCATCTGAGTTAACTCTCGTGCTTGGACAGCAAATCCTGGGCGATAAAGAATTCTTAAGAATCTTTTTGATTCGTTAAAATCGTCGTAATACGGTTCGGTGTTAAAATCGATGGCCATTCTTAATTCTCTTTGGTTGTTTCTAATCTATTTATGTTAGAATCTGATAACTGTTCGTAAGGTAATTGCTTCTTCGGATGAAGGAGTAAATCCAGATTTATTATCAATAAACATTAACTGACCAGAATATTTATCTATAGTTGGATTACCCACTACACTAGCAGTAAAAGTATTAGTAGCAGCGTTTGTAAAAACATCATTAACTGTAGGGATGTCATTGTCTAGTGATTGTAATAATGCACTAGTTGCAGAAGAAGCAACTACACGATATCTTCTATTAAAATTTTGCCCGCCAATAGTTCTTGTTACAGTAACATTAGTATCTTTTGGGAA